CTTACAGTTACAGCTTTGGAACACAATCCTGATAAATATGATGAAGTTGAGCTAGGATTAAAACTACAGCCAAGAGTTATTAGTTCATTATCTTTAGTTCCTGAAGCGCCAAATAATCTTTCTGTATCAGAAGTTCTTTATGAACAAGGTGCTGATGTTAATGTATTAGTTACTCTTTCATGGACACCAGTTCAGGGCGCTACTTCTTATCAGGTATCTTATAAAGTAGATCAAAGAAACTTTGTAACCTTACCATCTACACAATCAACTTCCATAGATATAAGAAATGCTATAGATGGGCAATATGACTTTAAAGTATTTGCAATAAATTCTATTGGCAAAAGATCAGCACCTACAGAATTAACTGCACAGATTTATGGAAAAACTGCGCCCCCTGCTGATGTTACAAATTTTTCAGTAAATATTATTGGAACTCAAGCTCATCTATCTTGGACACCAGTAGGAGATCTAGATTTAGCCTATTACAGAATTAGGCATTCTAGGCTAACTACAGGCGCAACTTACTCAGATGCTATAGATGTGATTGATAAAGTAGCTCGCCCTGCTAATACTGCTGTAGTTCCTGCAATGACAGGCACATACTTTATAAAAGCCTATGATAAGTTAGATCATGCTTCTATTAATCCAAATTCTTCTGTAGCCATTATTAATGACATTTCAGGACTTAATGTTATTGAAACAATTACAGAATCACCAGCATTCTTAGGTCAAAAAGTAGAATGTTCAGTAGGTGATGAAGGATTGATTCTAGATACATCTATAGACTTTGATTCTGCAACTGGTAATTTTGATGATGCAGAAGGTTATTTTGATGGTGGTGGTGGAACTACATCTACAGAAGGAACTTATTATTTTGAAGATTATGTAGATATTGGTAATGTATATACAAGCAGAGTTACAGCAGTTGTAGAAGTAGGGCGCATAGATTATGTAAATAACTTTGATTCTAAAGAAGGATTATTTGATGATGCATCAGGGGATTTTGATGGTGATCCTGATGCTTTTGATGATACTAATGTAGAACTTTGGGTAAGCACTACAGAAGATGATCCAAATAGTTCTCCTGTTACTTGGACAGCTTACAGAAGATTTTTAGTAGGAGATTACAAGGCTAGAGGATTTAGGTTTAAGGCTGTTTTAACTTCTACAGATGAAAACTCAAGCCCAATTCTAAAAACTTTAACTGTAACTATTGATATGCCTGATAGAGTTGCTGGCGGAGAAGATATAGTAAGTGGAACTGGTGCAGGCGGATATTCTGTAACCTTTACTCCATCCTTTAAAGTAGCGCCTGCTATTGGTATCATGGCACAGAATTTAGCTCAGGGTGATTTCTATGAAATACCCACAAAATCAGCTTCAGGCTTTACAATAAGGTTCAAGAATTCAGGCGGAACTGTAGTAAGTCGCACCTTTGATTATGTAGCTAAAGGCTATGGTGAGCTTGTAACTTAGGAGAATATATGTCGCAACATGATCTAACCATTAATAACCAAGGCTTTCCAGCCTTTAGAGCAGATCTTAATGATGCTTTACAAGCGCTAGGATCTACACAGTCAGGAACTACTGCACCTTCACCTACTTTTGCTAATCAGCTTTGGTATGACACCACTAACAATATTTTAAAGATTCGCAATGAAGATAATGATGCTTGGATTAGTTTATTAACCTTAGATCAATCTGCGGATTCTGTTTCTTCAATATCTACAGCAACAGCAGTTTTATCTGCTGGCACAGTATCCTTACCCGCTATCACCACCACAGGCGATACCAATACAGGTATTTACTTTCCAGCAGCCGACACTATTGCCTTTACAGAAGGTGGTGTTGAGGCGATGAGGATTGATAGTTCGGGAAATGTAGGTATTGGACTTACAGCTCCAACAAGATTACTTCATATAGATGGTGGCTCGTCTACTACTTATTTTCAGATGACTAATACTGCGTCTGGAAGAACTAATGCCGATGGATTTCAAATTGCTCAAGATGGTGCTAATGCTGAACTTATAAACAGAGAAGCTGGTTATTTAAACTTTGCAACTAGCAACACAGAACGGATGCGTATTATTTCTACTGGTGATGTAGGTATTGGTACTAGTAGTCCTGTTGTAAAACTTCATGTAGTTCGTTCCGACCCAACTTCTATTCTTGCAGAATCTTCAGGAAATACGGCTTCTTATTTAGGTCTTAAAAGTACAAGCGGTGAAGCATATATAGGTACTACAAGTAACGGAATTGTATTTAATACAAGTAGTGGTGCTACAGAACGGATGCGTATCGATTCTAGTGGTAATGTTCTTGTTGGTGCTACATCTGCTGTCAATAGTTCTAAATTCTTGATAGCTGGTGTAAGTGGTTCTTCACCAGTTATTCAAGGTGCTTCAAGTGCTGGTGCTTATCTGCATTTTTATAACAATGCACAAACTACTGGTGGTTTACAAATCGGTCAAGGGAATAGTTCAGGTTCAGACAATGTTGGAATTTTGTTAAATAATGCTAATGAGCCAATAGTTATTGGCACTAACGGCACAGAACGGATGCGTATTGACTCTAGTGGTAATTTGCTAGTAGGTAAAACAAGTCAAACAAATACAGGAAAACTTGAAATTGATTATTCAAGAGCAACTCACGCTGGAACAAGTTACAACGAAACATCAGCTTCATCAACCTGTACTCATATAGCATTTCAAAGAGGTGGAGCAGGTGTCGGCTCAATATCAAGCCCAAATAATTCTTCTGTTGCTTACAACACTTCTTCTGACTACCGATTAAAAGAAAACATTATTCCCATGACAGGTGCATTGGCTACTGTTTCTGCACTTAAACCTGTTACTTACAAATGGAAATTAGACGGCTCTGCTAGTCAAGGTTTTATTGCACACGAATTACAAGCTGTAGTACCTGAGTGTGTTACTGGCGAAAAAGATGCTGTTGATGCAGATGGAAAACCACAGTATCAAGGTATCGACACCAGCTTCTTAGTAGCTACCCTGACTGCCGCAATCCAAGAACTAAACGCTAAAGTAGATGCACAAGCAGTCCGTATCGCTGAATTAGAATCTAAATAAGGAGAAGTAAATGGCAACATGGAACATTACTCAAACGAATTACGAAACTGCTAATGGTTTTATAACTACGGCTCATTGGACTTGCACAGAAGTTGATGGCGAATATAGTGCATCTGTATATGGCACTTGTGGCTTTAGTGGCACACCAACAATCCCTTACGCACAAGTAACAATGCAAGAAGTATTAGACTGGTGTTGGGCTGGCGGTGTCGATAAAGACGCTATCGAGGAATCTTTGGCAGCTAATATCGCCCTACAAAAGAACCCAGTAGTGGAATCAGGAACACCTTGGGCAAGCTAACAGCCTTTCTTTGTTAGCATTTTAGGAGAAAGTAAAATGGGAGAAAATAAAAAAACCCCTATTACTATTGATAATATTGAATATCAATATGAAGATTTAACAGCAGAGCAACAAACTTTAGTTAATCATTGTGTAGATTTAGATCGAAAAATTAACTCTACTGCATTTAATTTAGATCAGTTGCGAATAGGCAAAGAAGCATTCATCAAACTTCTAAAAGAATCTTTACAAAAAAAGGGCGAAGAAAATGCTAATAATTGATTGGGTAATGGATAAGCTAGGCTATACCAAAAAGATAACTTTTAATTGGAATTCTTTTATTCAAGAACTAGAATGCGAAAAGCCAAAGCGCACAGTAGCTAGAAAAAAGCCTGCAACTAAAAAGCCTGCTGTTAAAAAGACTATTCGCAAAAAGGTTTAATTATGGCTGATGAATTTTTTGATGAATTTCGCTATGGCAAATTAGTTGCACAAGTAGAAGCAATGGAAAAGAAGATGGATACTATGGAAATTGATATTAAAAAACTACTTGCTATGGCTGAAAGGTCAAAAGGTTCTCTTTGGGCGCTAATGGGAGTAGCTTCTGTAGGCGGTGGCTTTATTACTTATCTTGCAGATCTATTTATTAGAAAATGAATCTACAAGTAAATGATTCCTTATCCAAATGGAATAAGACAGAAGCATTTGAACTCCAAGTAGCTAGAGGGCAAATCAGAGGGCATCAAATTAGGCATATTTTTGGATATAACCCTGATATTGATGCCAATACAGAAGAAACTATTTGGACTGCTGGTGGACTTTATGCTCATGCCAGTTCACCAACAATAATGACTGTATCTTCTACAAGCACTTCAGATACATCTGCTGGAGTTGGTGCTAGAACTATTTCTATCCTAGGTATTAACTCTACAGGCAATGAAGTATCTGAAACAGTAACTCTAAATGGGCAAACTGCTGTTAATACAACTCATACATACACAGAGATTCAATCTGCTTTAGTAACTTCTGTTGGCTCTGCAACACACAATGAAGGCAATATATCTATTGGCACAGGCACAGTTACAGGCGGAGTTCCTGCTGTTATTTATGGGCATATCCTTGCTACAGAGAATGGCTCTTTAATTGGACATTACACAATTCCATTAGATTACACAGGTTATCTAATATCAGGATCATTATCCTGTGGCGCAACTCAGGCTTCAAAAAATATAACTGGTAGGCTTAAATATAGAGATCCACAAAATGTAATTCATACCTCAGCCATAGTAACTTTTAATTCAGGCAAAGTAGATTTTTATTTTGATTATCCCATTAGCTTACAGTCAGGATCTTGCATCTCTGCTACAGCTACATCTTCTACAGATAATGAAAAAGTTTCATCTTACTTTCAATTACTTTTAGTTAAAAATCAACAATAGTTGATAGTAAATATCTTAGCCTTTAAACTACCTTAATACTTATGAACAGCATTCTTAAATTATGGCAGATGATCTTGGACTATCTATTGGCGCTAAAGGCATCAGCGAAGGCATCAAAACTGGTAGAGATGCTGGCAAAGAGATTGCAAAAAATATTGAAGAAGTTCAAAAGGAAGCAGTTGATCTAGCAAGGCAAAGCGCCCAAGCTAAGATCAGAGAAAGAAGGGAAGCAGAGTTTAGAAAAGAAAGAGCAATATTTAAAGCTCTAGAAGAATACAAACACAGAAAGAAGATTTCTGATGAGGAATACAAATTAAGAGTAGATTTTGTTAAGGCTCATGGCACTAAAGAATGGCAAAAAGTTTTAGATATTAAAACAGAGATTGAGAAGTTAGAGAAAGCAGACAAAGATTATTTTGATGCTGAATTGTCTAAGGTTAGGTGGGTGCAGTTTTGGTGCTTTTTGGTTGCAGCATGGATTTCATATTACATAGTTTGGGGAGTTAAAAAATAATGTTTCCAATTACAACGCTAGTAGATGTTGGGATGAAAATCCTAGATAAATTTATTCCTGATCCTGAAGCCAAAGCTAAAGCTCAACAAGAACTCTTAAAAATGCAACAAGAGGGCAGATTAGCAGAGCTTAATGCTGATAACATTGAAGCGCAAGAAATTACAAAACGCCAAGAAGCGGATATGGCTAGTGATTCTTGGCTTTCTAAAAACATTCGCCCATTAAGTTTAATTGCTATATTTTTTGCTTACATTACATTTGCAATGATGAGTGCTGCTGGTATCAATACCAATGAATCCTACACAATGCTCTTAGGGCAATGGGGGCAACTAGCTTTCGGTTTTTATTTCGGAAGTAGAGGGCTAGAAAAACTAGCTGAAATAAGGGCAAAAAATAAATGAATAGTGAACATCTTATAGCCATTGGCATCCATGAGAATTGGTATGATGCCCTGCAAGAAACCTTTGATAGATATGAGATCAATACTGTTAAAAGACAGGCGCACTTTATTGGACAATGCGCCCATGAATCTAATTACTTTAAAGCCTTAGAAGAAAACCTTAACTATTCTGCACAAGGTTTAATGGGCATTTGGGGGTCTAGATTTCCTACATTAGAGATTGCACAGGAATGCGCTAGAAACCCTGAGAAGATAGCTAATAAAGTCTATGGTGGGCGCATGGGCAATTTAGAAGATGGTGATGGCTGGAAATACAGAGGTAGAGGTATTCTTCAGCTTACTGGGAAGGAAAACTATAAGAACACAGGAAATGCCCTTGGAATTGATTTAATCGGGCTTCCTGAGCTTTTAACAACTCCAAAGTATGCTTGCCTATCTGCTGGTCATTTTTGGTCTAAAAAGGCTTTAAATGCCCTTGCTGATGCCGATAATTACCAAGAGATTACCAAGCGCATTAATGGTGGGCAAACTGGTCTTATGGATCGCATCTACAAAACTAAGAAAGCAGAGGAAGTTTTAGCTAGGGAGATTTAGGGATCTATAGATAACCCCATCACCCCAAACTTTATCAAATTCAGCTTCTTTATATAGATCAATAATCTTATCAGGGTAAACCATTATAGGATTCTGATGAGCAAAACAGAATGCATAAATTAAAGGTGCTTCTTTAGTAGAAAACCACTCCATAAACATTGGTAGCATATTTACTTCTGATTGTTTAAAGTTTCCTGTGCCTTTTACATTTATCACAAAAGTATCTTTGCCAGTATTTACTATGTAATCAGGTAGATTTCTAATCATTGTGTTTAGCTTCCAGTAGTTATCTATTTCATTGCTTTTTTCTTCAAAGCCTAACCTGTGATACTTGTAGTTTTTTTCTGTGCAGTATTTCTCAAATAGTATTTCGCCATGATTTACTATCTTTTGCCGATCTAAGAAAGATGCAATATTATTCATGCCAGTTTAATAAGTGGAGAACTGGTCAAAACCCTGTGAAGGATAGAGCTTATTTCTCTAGAACTCATGGTGCTTTGTGCATTTCTTCTTTAGCTTGGATCAATGGCTCTGCAAGCTCAATAATGATTACTTGATCTGTTAGTGCTACTTTGATCGCATCAAGGGTTTGCCCTTGCCTAATGAACTTTTGCACCAATTCCCTAATTTCCTGTTCCATGATCAGAAGGGAATATCTGATTCCATATCTTCTATGGAATTTTGTTTAACTTTAGGAAGCTCATCATTACCCCTAGGCTTAAAGTTATCCTTTGCTCTAGGCTCTGCAAAGTTTAGCCAGCCATCCCAATTAATAGGGATTTGCTCTAGCTTTGCAGCCATACCACCTTGCTTGGTATCCATAACAACTCCACACTTAACCCATCTAGTCTTATCTGCGCCTGTGGCATCTTTATAAACTCCACCTTTAGCAAGCAGTTCATATTTAATTGGCATACATTCTCTCTTTCAATTTTGTGAATAACTCATTAACTTCTTGTAAAAACTTCTGCACTTCCACTTCCATCTCCTTGATATAACCATCATCCCTATCAAGGCGCACTACAAACAACTGCAAGTTCTCAGGAAGCCTAGGATCAAATGATACAAAATCACACCATTTGCGCCCTGTGCAAGCCATCTGAGTTTGCATTTGTGGGATATATTTTGCAGGCGGTTTACCACCATCTATATATTCAAGATGAGTAGTAGTGTTCGGGCATTTAATTTCTATAAGCCCATCTTCTGCTACTAAACCATCAGGACTACAGCCAAACCATTCTATTTTCGGATGATCCATAAAAGGTATCTGTTCAACAAATAGATTCATCTTGGTTTCATAAGCAATTCGGGCAAATGGCTCTTGCTCTGTTCCCCATTGCATAGCTGAATTAGTAAATGATTCTGATGGCTGATTGGTTAATCTCTCAGCAACTAAATCCATCTTATAATTCTTGCGCCCTGCTGATTCGCCTGATTTAATTTTAGATAGAACATCTGCAACTCTAGAAGCTGTAACCTTGCCAGCCCTGAGCATCTTCCATTCTAGAGAGCCTTGCTCTATCTTGGTTGCTTCAATTCTATCTTCAGTTGTAAAGGTAGTCATTTTGTTTCCTGTTTAAGTTTAATTAGTTCCTGTAATTGTTTACAAAATTGTTCACCAGCTTGTGCAGCTTTCAATGCATCATCCCAATCATTAGTTAGGCAAAACCTATATACATTGTTTACAGCCAGTTTTGTATCTAAATAAATTTCTGCATAATCTGATTCTTTCATTCTTTATCTTCCTGATCTATTTGTGGTTCATTTAATTGAATAAGCTGAGTTTCCCCATCTTTCTCAAATTGATTTTGAAACTCCTTGCTCATGGCTTCAACTGCTGCTTGCCATCCAAGAGCAAAGAATTCTTCAGGATGATACACAGGTTTATCTAGCTTATTGAATGCTTCCAAGCAAAGTTTATTGGTTATCATTTTGCCTTTTTCCATTTAAAAGGATAAACATCAATATTAGTTTGCTTAGGAATTACATCATCAAAAGTCTTTTCTGCAAGCGCCCTAAATTCTTTCCATTTCTTTTGATACTGCGCTTGTTCGCTGGCAGGAATGTAGTTGTATAGTTTGCGCCATCTGATAGTAATATCTGTAGTGCTTGGTGTATAAATAAAATCATTTGTCATTTGTTTTACTCCTATATCTTTGTTGAGATTGTCTAGTAAGGCAAAATTCACACTTCCATCTTTTTATCTTACTGGCTGTTTCTACTAATTTAAAACCTTCTGCATTTCGCATAGCTTGGCAACTACTACAAAACTTCCTTTCCATTTTTATTCCATCCATCTTTTAAATAACCCCATTCTGAAGCATCTACAACTGCTGATAACTTTCCACAAACATCACAAGAATCTATCCAAGTTCTATATTCATGGTTCTTTGGTTTTTGTGTTCCCCATTTAACTCCACAATCATGGCAAACATTATCAGGCTGTTCATCAGCTAGGTGCATTCATGCTTCCTTTCTTAATGTCATACACTTCTTTTAGTTGATTGGATAGACTTTTAAATTTCTTAAATTTAAGATAACCTTCTTGGAAGGCAGTTCGCAACTCGGCAGGGCTAGAACTTGCCTGAATTTTATCAATGTAGATCAAGATCTCCTCTGCTGGATCTTCTTCATCTTCAGGTGGTATATCCTCATTTTGGTAAATAAAAAGTCCTATCCCAAAACAGGCTATACACTTTGTCAGCACTCTCATTTGCGAATCGCTAATTTTTCGGGCATCAGGTTGCTTAACTGCATTTCCCCTATTATCCATAACAGCAAGTTGCATATTCATGGTTTTGCCAAAAGCGGTAACAGAGCAAGAAACCATTACTGTATCGCCATAATATACAGGTGAATGAAATTCCCAAGTAGCTTGTGGATCATTCATTAGCAATACATCAACAGCATATGCCCAAGAAAGGTAATTAAGAGATCCCTTCTTTTTTATTCTATCTGTTACATCTATTTTTCTTACTTCTTCAAATTTATTCATAGTTCCTCATCTGCTTGTGATATGGCTTTTTCTTCCCAATAAGTATAAACAGCAGATTGGATCAATAAGCCTAGGGTTGCTTTGTCATTGTTAATAAGTGCTTGCTCTATGGAATCCTGATGCTTGTATAAGCATTCCTCATAAATGGCTTCCATAAAGTTATCAAATGTATCAGGGTTTAATTCTCCATGAAGTAGCTCAGTAATTCTTTCATCCATCTGAGCTTCCCGATCTCCACTTTCTCTGTAAGGAGATTGTAGCCATGCATCATACTTTTTCATGCTGTTTCCTTCTCAACATCTTATCTACTAAATAAAAATCTCCAGTAATGGTGCTAAATGGAGTTGCTCTATCTGTATCAAGTCCAACAAATCTTCTTCCTGATTTTAATAAGCCATTGTTATGCTCATAGCCTAAAGCATCAGTAATTTCAAAATAACAATCATAAGTTACACAGCCTAATAGATCGCCAAATTTATCAAATAGTGATGTATGTTTAGAAAAATAATAACTAGGCTCTTTAATAAATCCGCCATGAGCTAAAACTTGAATTGCTTCTTTTAGTCTATAGGTTTTCATCTTGTTTCCTTTATTTAGTTAGATACCATACATACTGGGCAAAAATAAATAATGCTAGTGTTGCTAATACCATATGCCAGTTCTTGAGTTTCATATTGTTTCCTTTGTAAAAATATATAAATCAGGCTGCCACTCTTTCCAATCATCATAAATGCGGATTTCATAGCCATTCATACCATTTTCACAATGAAATACAGCTTCCCAAGAATTAAAGCCTTTTTCATAAGCAGCTTTGTTTGCATCTTGTAAAGTTGCATAAGTAGCTATTACTGTAAATTTTGGAGTATTCATCATTCTTTCCTTTATAAGATGCCCCGAAGGGCGTTTTTGATTATTTTTGAATGGTGTCAATACGATAATATTTGGAATTTTTTGCAAGAATAATTTTGCAAGCCTGATTGATAGTTACTGGAACACTCCATTCTTTCCATGTATTTGTATAGTCATCAAACTTCATTACTACACATTCTTTTTTGCCTTGACCTTTGCGTTTCATTTTGTTTCCTTTCTTGTGTTGATGTAGATACTTTATCACAAATGTAGAGAAATCTACAACTATTTACTAGGTATTTTCCCTAATCTACATAAATCTATGAATCTACAAGAAAAAAGACTAGAATCTACATAGTTTCTACAAAAGGAGAGAAAATGGAAGCGGTGCAACAAACTCAGTTTGATAAGGCTTTGGCTGTATTTGGCT